CACGCTCGTCCTTGGGTTCCTTGAGATACTTGTCAAGGATCCTACATGCCTGTGTCCTGAACTCTTCGATGGTAGCGACGGGCATAATAATCATACGCTTGGAGTCGATACCACGAGACTCAATCATGTCACGGGAAATGGCGGATTCAGTTTCAAAATAAATGACGCCACCTGTAGGATTAGCATCAAGGAAATTACGAACGACGCTGAGAGCGAAAAAAGTCTTCCCCGTGCTCGATTCTCCTGCCAAGGCAGTAACCTTATTGGAAGGAAGACCTCCAAACAACGAACCACTAACCAGGGCGTTAACGATATAACTGCCAGTATCGACATAATCAGTAATGTCGCCAGCAGCAATTCCTTCGCTAACCAAACCAGCAAACTCGTTTCCACTTTCTTTAATTACGGTGTCTAAGAATCCCATTGATCTACTTGTTCCTCATAAAAGTTGACATAATTATAATCGTTCCGCATTAGTTTAGCAAATGCCATAGCGGTATTGTAGTCTTCAAAGCACTTGATGTCCTCAGGTCCTACTTGACCCACGACATGATTAGTCCATGTGACTACAAAGATTTTCTTGCTCATGAAAAGAAACTCGAAATTGTAATGGTCTTCTCGTGGGTCCAACCAATACATTGTAACACATTTTTCAATGGTTCGAGGAATGACTTTTCAAATTGTGTTTGGTAGTCCACATACTTCTCAATACCAAATTCCTTCGGAAGATCACCAAAGAAGCTGATGGTGTTTTCATGAATTGGATTTGGTGTCTTGAGATACATGAACTTGATCTTCTCACCTTCCTGAATAAGAGGATGCTTGTTCTCGATCTTGTACTTCTTCACATAGTGATTATAAAGAAGAGCACCCCTTACTGCGATGGGTGTTCCCTTCTGATAGATCTCAGTTGGGTGTCGATACTTTGCCAAGTTGTTGCAACCTCTGGGGAAGGCAACGTCTGAGTAATGTCTGTTTCTCGTCTCTGTTCTAACATCATCGATGAAATCGATAAGTTCATCATTTGTCTTGCCGATAATAATCTTAAATGCTGCATACAATTTGTCCCTAAAATACGCAGGAGTAGAGCTCCTTGCCGTCTCAAGACCCATGATCTTCATCTTGGGTTCCTTGTATCTAACGCCTTCACTATCCCAAACGTTGAGAATGTAACGCTTCTTCGCAGTCCAGATGCCACGGTCAGCGATATTCTCACGCTTCATACTCATCTTCTGATCGTATGCCGACACGTAGTCCGCAAGTTCTTGATATGAACGTTCAATAAAAGGTTCCAGTTTCTCTTGGCAGATCTTGTCAAGTATCGAAACAATTGCTGCTTTGTCGCTAGACTTAGCACCAAAAAATTTATCAACAAGAGGTCCAAGATTAAGATAGATTGAGTCGGTATCGCTAGCGATGACATAATCCACCTCTTCTGTAGAGAGCAGTTTATTTAGGTATCCGTTCATACGGTTTTCAATCCAACGGATCGAGACCTGACCAGATAAAGTAATTGCCTCAGCATTAGCAAGACGGTAATAACGAAAGTGTTCATTACCGATTGCGCCATAAGCAGAGTTCAAAGAGATCTTCTTTGCCATCTGAATATTGTTACATCTCGCAATCTCTTTCATGAGTTCGACAGTGGGTGTCTTCTCATATTCTTTCTTGGCAGCAATCATCTTCTTCTTAAAGATGACCCTACTGTCATACATCTTCTTCATCATCTGAGGAAGAAACCCATGCTTGTCCTTACAATACTGTGCGCCATTAGCACACACAGCATACTCACCATCAATCTCTACTTCCTTATCAAGTATCTTATCAACGGTGACTGATGGATGTCTGGCATCCTGGAGCGTCTCTGGTGATATATTGTACTGCATAATAAGGTGAGGATACAGACTGTTAAGGTCAAAACTAACCACCCAATCATAGAATCCTGGTTTTGGTTCCTTGACATAAGCACCTGCATACTTTTCAGTCTTAACAGCACTCTCCTTCTTAGGAGGAATAGCAATCTTCCTCTTCAAGAGCTCGCAGTAAATATAGTTATCCCACATGCGAACCTGACTAAACACATCTTCATAATTCACTTTGGCATCATATGCCATAGTATATGCCAGTTCAATCAGTTTCATCTTGTCGTCCAGTTTGTCAACCAGGCGAACGTCATGGATGTTGTACTCGATAAACTTCTGCCAGTCGTTCTCATAGAACTCTTTGAACGTGTCGAACTCAGAGTGATCTAGTTTCTTCTCATTCAGTTCAACAGAACAGATGTGATCCAGACGATAACTCTCTTGGTTTGTATAAGTAAATTTCTTATACAGTTCCAGATAGTCAAGCGTAGAGATGCCAAGCATGTCGATAGAGAAGTTCTTGCGACCTTTGATGAAGATCTCACGCTGTGATACTAGTTTCCACGGAGACAGAAGTTTAGTAAACTTCTCACCCATAATACGATCGATACGATTATGGATGTATGGCATATCAAACAACTGACAGTTCCATCCAGTCACTACATCTGGAAAGTTCTCCTGCCAGTATTCAAGGAATGCGCCCAACATGCTTTCTTCTGATCGGAAATGCATGTAGTCCACCATGGGGTCCTTGTTATCGAATGCTCGTGCTCCGAACACAATAATTCGACCAGAGAAACTGTCCTTAATGGAGATAGCAAGGATCTCCTGATCGGCAGTTTCAATATCAGGGAAACCGTTTTCTGCTGCGGTCTCGATGTCAATTGTGAATACACGGATCTTACTGCTATCAAACTTGAGTTCTTCCTCAGGATGCTGCTCAGCTATGTATTGATACAGAAATCGACTATTACCATATATTTCAAAGTCATCAACTTCCTTGTACTGTTTCACGAAGTCTCGTGCCTCAGTAATAGATCCAAACTTATGAGGTTCTACACAGTCACCCTCAAGGGTGCGCCACTCAGAATAATTCTTTGTAGGCAAATACAGCGTTGGGTTAAATGGAACCCTAACGCTGTAGCGATTGCCATTCTCATAACCACGTACAAGCAGACGGTTGCCTGCTTGCTCAACACTAGTGTAAAACTTCATTCAAGACATTCAATATAACGAGCAAGCAGTTGCTTGCTGGGGTTGGTCACAACAGTCAGATCTGAAGACCTGACATTAAACTCACGCTCAGCAGCATGTGGTGCCCATGGAGTGATCTGACCTTCACAGTCTACCACGTAGGGTTCAACCATCCAGACATCGGGGTCACCTGGCAAGGTGTCCCCTTCAACTGGTTCTACTTGAGCGATGATCCACTCATTCTGCAGTTTAATTAGATTCGCTGTTAGTTCCATATACGTCACTATTCTCCTTATCATATTGGTCAGACAATTCGTCTACCGTTTCAGGATCAAAAAAGATTTTATCTTGTGTGATACCAAAGGCATTCAGTTCTTGTACATAGTTCTCTAGAATATTATTATCAGGCAAAGTTACTGTAACAATATTTCTTTCAGAAATTCTGAACTCTTGCAGTGGAGTATATGGACACCATCTGGTGTATTGAATAGGAAGTTCTCCATTTTCATTAGGGGAACCTAAGGTCAAAACATATGGAAATACAATTCTATATGCTTCGATAATCTTAGCTTCTTGATTTACAACTTCACCAAAGAGACAAAGAACTGATTCGTTTGTAGTTAGTTTTACAACACGAACATTATGATTCGTCTTCAGTTGTGGTGCTTCCTCCGTCTGAGGTGGTGCTTGTGTCTCTGCCATATTTCTCAATTTTTTCAGCGATTTTGTTTTCGTAGGCTTGTTGCAATCCTGGTTCGGGATTGCTGATAGTCATAACACTATCATATGGGATTTTGAATTGCCAGTCAGATGAATAAGGATTCCACTTACTAAATCTAATCTGATATTCACTACCCACTTGTTCAGTAAGATACTGTGGTGTTGAACCATCTAGACTTAGGACATATGGTTCTTCCATGAGAAGACAAATACCTTTACGGGATTCACCTTCTTCATCAAAGATTTCCTTCAACTCAGCAATAACACGATCACCAGTTTTTAAAGTAAGGATTGATACTGCCATAGTTATTTGAGTTTAATAAGAGTCTACCATCAAAAAAGGGGACCGTCAAGTCCCCTTCATCTTTATTTAGAACCATTTCTTTCTCTTTTGTTTTTCTGGTAATTGTTTGACAAGAGTGACTGTAAGGAGACCATCAACAAATTTGACATCTTCAACTTCTACGTCATCTGCCATTTGCCAGTTACGAGAGAATGTTCTATATGAAATTCCTTTATGGGAATATTTTCTTTCTTTATCTGCTGGTGCTTTACGAGCAGATACTGTTAAAACATTTCGTTCAGTTGCGACCTCAATATCTCCTTCTGCAAATCCAGCCAGAGCGATTTCAAGTAAGGTTCTACCATCACCTCCGTCCACAATATTGTGAGGTGGGTAACTTGATCCACCTCCTGCAAGAGCTTCAAGTCTGTGGAATGTTTCATCAAATCCTAGTGCGTATGGGGAATATGTTTCCCAGTTAATGTTTACCATGTCCTTAAATAAGCGACGTTTACATAGGACCCCGAAGGCGTCCTGGCGTAAGAGTGGGACGGTGAACCGCCCCCCATCCTCTCACATTCTTATTTAAGGATTTACGCTAAACCTTTAATAGTGGAGAACCGTATTAAAACTTACGGTTTACTCAACCGCTGTTTTCTTACGACCAATATTATACTTAGATTCTAGGGTCCAATCATTTTTTTCTTTAAATGATAGAACTTTAATTTGATTAAGAGGTGCTAGATCAGCAATTTGATCTGCATTTACAACCGTAATCAATCCCCAATCACTGAGGAGTTGTACGATACGATTGCGACGTTGTACATCATTCAAAGATAGATTGGTATTTTTACCATCTAATGCAAACAACTCTTTGAAATGTACAATATAATACTTGCCTTGCTTATGCAAAATATGGCAAGATTGATAAATCTTTTTTTCTTTTCTCGATGCAACACCAATACGGGTAAGCGTTTCTCTCACCTTGAGAAAATCGTCAGGTTCTCCTAGAACCACCTCTACCATATCAGTTTGCTTCCACTGGATCTCAGTTTCAACACTCATGACTTTCCACCTTTATTCAATACCTTTTTAATATGATCTAGTTGATCCTTGGTGAGAATCCTGAGTGCTTGGAGAGCTTTATCGTCATTATAACCATAATACTCTTTGACTAATTCAAGATAATCAATAGAATCTTTTCGTGCCCAGGGAGAGAAACGCTTCCTTGGCTTCACACTATTTAGTAAAAAGTCATATTGCATCTTACTAGGAAGATGCGGATTCTTATTCATCTCGTTGGAAAACAAGATAGTATCCGTAAAAGAACTGAGGCACCTGTTAATAATGTAAGGAGGATACCCTCGCTCAGCATCAGTGTCATCATCTAGGATATTCTTTTTTGATTGATTTATGCTGTACAGATAGTCTTTCAGTTGGTACGTCATTCCAGTGTCTGATTACTCCAGATATAATAAAAGTGTTAGTGACCATGTAACTAACAAAAATAACGGTGCGTATGATAGCAACGTAATTGTCAAAAGGAGCTGTCTTGTCGTCACTGAAACTCCCTAATGCATATTTCCATACTTGCCACATTAGAACTTAGCAGTGACACTAACAACCTTGGCACCAGGATTGCGAGCGAGAGCAACCTCACGAGCATCCTGGTAGTTACGAGCAATCATCTCTTCTTTGAAGACGGTGCCTGCTTTGTAGAGGGTGACTTCACACTTCATAGTTAAAAAGGACGAGTTCCTTGCGAGACGCTTGATCTGTATTATAACTCCCCACGCTCCTCATGGTGTAGGTGTGTGCGAATTCTGCTGCTGTCCACCCTTCAAACCTCTCACGAATGAGTTGAGACGAATTATAAGATATAAGTTGAGGACCAACAAACCGATCACACTTGATAGCAAAATGGTCGTGGTTGAACCCGCTATGCATATTCCCCCGTTTGCCATATAGATTACTTCCAATCTCGTAGGGGGGATCGAGGTATGTAAATACTGCTCTATTGTCGGTAAGGAGCTCTTCATAAGACTTGTTAGTAATTTTCCAATTGCCAATTAGTTTTTGATATTCACGTAGTCGTTCGATACCTGCAAGGGAGAAGTTTGAATCACTTGCTTGCTTGGAGAATGACGAAGACTCAGTAAGACCAGAGAAAGAACACTTATTGACAACGTAGAAAGAAACAGCACGCCAAATGTTCTCACTGTATGGAGGGAACTTATCCGTTGTTGCAGAACCTGATAGGTATTCCTTAGCATCCAAGAATAGTTTCTTAGCGGAAGCGGGGTCAGGGTGCCTTTGTTTAAGTTGGAGGAGTATGTCCGTAATTTCATTACCGTGATCCTGTAGTTCTCGCCAGAAATTATAAAGAGGTTCGTAAAGATCGTTAACCCAAATATTCATACGAGGATACCTCTTGGTAACCTCCAGTGCTACAGAACCACCACCAAGAAATGGTTCGCGATACTCAGTGTATCCACTGAGATCAGGCATGTATTGGAATAATTTACTCAGAGCACGACTCTTCCCGCCTGGGTAGCGAAGTGGAGTCTTCAGTGATTTCAAAGTCTGCGGCATGATATTTAAGGTATTCCCAAAAGGTTAACTTCAGTTGTTTCTGCGTCATGCCACAGTGAGCGGCTGCAGCAGGTAAATTCATTGTAGCATGAAACAATGCTTCATGCGCTTCTTTTACGTTTTCAGGTGTTGTCTTCACTTGAACTCGCAACTCATCATTACTTCGGTTAGACATGCTAGCAAATTAATTTCTTGATCTGGGACAGTAGTAATGTCCTTCATATACTTAGCAATGATAAGAACTGCCTCTGGAATAGAAGCAGGTTTCAAGACACCATACATGCTGTCATAGATCTTACGCATCACCATACTAGGGTCATTATCCATGTGTTGAACAACCCAGTTCTTGACAGTAGTAAACTCTTTCTTCTTCAGCGCAC